TTATCTAAGTCAGAGGCTTTGTTAGAGAGACCAGCATACACAATGAAGTGGACAGGGCTATCTTTAAAAGCCCATGTTTCACCCATTAGTATCACTGCCATCTCCTCTTGGAACCTCTTGTAGTCAGCTGTCTTGTAGGTTGTCCTGCCCTTCTTGACAAACATCTTGTTCGCCGATAGTGGTTTCATTTGGAATAGGTTTTCCATTACGCCTCTCCGCTGTTCGGATAGCATGACAGTTATGACACACCACTTCTGTTTTAAATACTTCATTAAGGATATCACCGATATCTTTATCGCAAGAGATCATTCGAGATACGTTGTGAAGCTTCTCATACTTAGGTAGGTGGTCAAAGCCTAGGGCATCTGGATGTTTATCATAACCACAATCAGTACACCCTATGTCAGTCTTCAGTATCCCTATGAACTGACGCTTGCTCTTTCGACTTATGCTCTTCAATTTGTTTCTTAATGTCATCTAGTTCTTCCCAAGATGTTAGCATTGTTAATAGACGCTTGGAAGTGTCCGGATTACCGGCCCCATTTGTTCTCCAAGCAGCTCGCACCCTATTCCACCTGCGGTGCATAGGAACTCCGTGTAGTATCTTCTCTGCTTTCTTAGGTCCAATTCCCTTAATTCCAGGGATATTATCAGACCTATCACCAGTAAGACATTGAAGCATAAGCTTAAGATTAGCAGTGTCTTCATCAACCTCTGTAATTTCTTTCTTAACGAAGTTGTAATGTGTTCCAGGAATCTGGAGAAGATCTTTGTCAATCCCAACTACTGTATACTCCTGATCAACAGACCTACACTCAGCAGCCCATATGGCAACAAGGTCATCTGCTTCCATATCATTTGCCTCAACAGCAGAATACTTTTCAACCATGTACTTGTGCCCATAGTTTAGTGCTTCTTTAACGTCAGGTTCTATCTCCTTTCGGGTTTCTTTGTAGGCAGGGTAGATCTCCTTTCGGAAATTACCCCTACCTTTAATTGCTACGAGAAAACTATCAGACCCACAGTTACGTTGGATCTCTCTCATAGTATTGTCAATTCCCACACGTATCTCTTTCTGTTTGGTTGTTACACAAGCCATCCGAAAGTAGATTGAGTCTGAGTCTACCAGTATTACTGCATTATCAGTGAACATCTGCGTAGCTTTCTCCTATTACATAATCACCACCATTCATACATGTTACACCGAACATCTCTGGACCAGCAGCAAAGGACTCTGTTAGAATTTCCCCAACACGTTTAGCATCGTCGGGGTGTGATTGGAATGCCATCTCATCATGGTAAAACAAACGAGGTTCAGCACGTAGTTTCTCTTCACGTATCTTATCCCATGCCCACATCAGTGAAGCCTTACAGGTCACACCTTCAGCAGCTTGGAGTAAGTAGTTAAGAGTTTGATGACCAGACGCACAGAATACAGGGCGTCCATCAAGAGCAGGGAACCATCCATCACCTTGTTGATTAGATGTTTTATTCCAGGTGTTTAGAAGTTTCTTCTTGAGTTCTTCCAAACCTTTGATACCCTTAGAGAAATCAGCACGAGACTTACGTCCTACTTCGCTGTTTGACTTGCCTGATAGAACTTGTCCCAGCTTAGCATCCCCAGCACCAAAGAGATAAGCATATAGATACCCTTTGGCGACACCCCTAGAGCATCCAAGAGCATCAGCATTTCTTTGGTGTTGATCCCCATACCTGACTTCATTAGTGAAATCATCATTCCCCACGTAATGACAAAGACCACGTAGCTGATTACCAGCACTATCGGCACCAACAATAACGTACCCTGGATCAGGTTTAAGCATCCCACGTATTTCTTTACCCCAAGGTGTTTCAATACCTGGGAGGTTTGCGATAACTTCGTGACGTACTCTGAAGGTAGGAGTACCAATAGTCCACATGTTACCATGAAGTCGTTTATCATCTGAGCCCTCTACCTTTTCTACCCAGCCCTCCATAAGAGAAGCCTTGTGACGCAATACATAGTACTCGTCTACCATCATCCCAATTTCCCCAAGCTTAGCCAATGAGGATGTTGTGAGTTTAGGTCCAGTCGTTACCCATTCTCTTCCGATTTTCTTTCGGTTGTATTCATCTGGTTTCCATCCGATAGTAACGAGCCAATCTTTAACCGCTTCTTGAGATCCCAGTTTAGCTTGTTCCTTAGTTGTTCGTTGGAATTTGAAATCTGGTCCTGCGAGATGGGTGTCTGTGACCGAGACTTCCGTTCCAAAATATTCAGTAAGCAGCTTGGCAGTCGTCGCATTATATTTTCCATTCTTATTGTACTTAGGTGACTTAGGTTCTTTGTCAATGTAGACAACCTTAGTGCCCATCTGAGGCTCAATGATGTCAGAGATCTCAGCCATACGTTGTTGCATTGTACCCAATAGGGTCTTAGCTTCTTCCATATCAAAGTACCAGCCCTTGCTCTTGCAGAATGCATTGAACTTAGCTGTCTCATGTTCTGCTTGCATACCCAATTTAATCTTAGGGTTATACGCAGCAACCTTCTTGTACTCTGAGAGTAACTCATTGTACACATCGACATTCACACGAACATCTTGCACACAATAACGTAGCATTTCACGTGAGTAAGCATCCCAACCACCTTCATATGTGATCTTGCTGTTGCCAAGGTGTTCACCCCAACCTGCAAGACCATGCTTATGTGGACGCTTGTAGCGTAGTACCTGAGACATAACCCACGTGTCATGTAAGCGTTTCTCATTGAGTGTAGTACCACACAGTTTGTCCATGACCATATTATCAAAACCTATAATGTTATGGCCTACCAGTAGCTCTGCGTTCTGTAGTAGTGCAGCACCATCAGCGATAGAACCATGTAGGTTATCGTGATCAGAGAACTTATAGATCTGATTGGTGTCTAAGTTCTGTGCAACAATCATCCAGATAGTATCCGGAGTAAGACCATTACATTCTATATCATAACATAAACGCATGTTGCGTCCTTTCTTTATTTATTTAAGTACATTTTAAGATCGTTATATCCACCAATGAAAATACCATCGTGATATACAATAGGTACAGTGTTCATCAGAGATCTCTCCATGATTGATTTACCTAATTCTTTTTGAATATCAATAGCATATTCAGTGAAACCTTCTCCGGTTTCTCGTAGTAATTCCTTAGCCTTGTCACAGAATGGACAATTGGATATACTATACACCTCATACATTCTGTTTATCCTCCAAGGATTTCATAATATTCTTACGTTTATCTTCAGAGTAGTCACGCCAATCTTTAATGTCTTTGAGAGACCTGCCACAACTTAGACAATGGTCTTCACCTATCCGACATTCTTTAACACAAGGTGAGCTTGCAGTTGTTATTAGGGCAGTGTCGCTGAAGTCTGCCTCTAAGGGCCACTCATCATCCGTCATTGTCAATCTCCTTGTTGTGCTTACGTAGCCTTTTCACGTTGTGCTTCTAGTATATCCTCATACTTGTTGAACAGTTGCTCGAACTTCCATTGGTATAACTGTTGCATACCAATCAGTATATTCATCATCTCATCTTCTGTAGGCTCACGTTTACCATCCCCGATTTGTCTGAACACAACCTGTAGGTCATCACACACATGCCAGCAATCCATTATCATAGGCTCTAAGTCATATAGTTTAGTCATTGTTATTCTCCTCACTGTTTGCGGTAAATATGGGTACTAATCTCCGCAGTATCACGGGGATTTATCTTTTACGGTAAGAAGAGCAACCCATGAGACGGGGAATAGCTCAAGCATTTTCTCACTGATTTGATCTGCTACAATACGTGTCTCAGCCTGTGTGTCAGGCTTGCAACGCAGGTTACACATGTCAGCAAAGGCGTCAAGGCTACCCGACCAGTACCATTCAGTCATGGTGGACTGCGGCAGTACCATACGTGCTTGTTCAGGGGCTACCCCATACTCTAGCAAATCCTTGTAGGCAATAAGACATGCCCAGTTTGTGTCACCCCAGTCAACAACATCAACGATACCCTCAGACCCTTGCTTCTTGTCTGCTGATTTACCACGCCATACGTCAGGCTCATAGAACTCAGGCTCACTGTCCACATATCTACGACTGATCTCATTCCAACGTAGGAACTTATGTTTAACCAGTTGACGTGCGACAAATATAGGTGCCTTGATGTGGAAGGATGCGAAGGCATGACCGAAGGGTGACATATGCTTGTGCTTGGCTAGGTATTTAATTAGTTTACTATCTGTCGTGAGCAGTGGTTCATAGTGATCATCACGCCAATTAGGGTTCCACTCACTTTTCTTACCAAAACTAACACGCGCTGCATTAACAACTGATAGGTCTGATCCCATGTGGTCTATGTATGTTGCTTCAATCATTCTTTTTACTTTCCTGCTCAGTAATGTTACGTACAGTTCTGTGAAAGTCAATAACACTTCGAGCCACTTCATCAATTTGAGTTCGGTGTATACCTACATCACGAAGTTCGAGATCATTTAGTTGATGTAATGCTTTGATAGTTTCATTCATATTCCGTCTGCGTCTTAGTGTTTCTTGTATTTCTTTAATTTTATCAAACATTTAAAGCTTCCTTTATTTTACTATCAGTGTAGTCCATATACTTACTAGGTATCCCATCTTCGTAACAACGTTTATATACCATCTCTGTGAATGTTTTCTCAGTGGAGAAATCACCGAACATGTAGACATTCCGTATGATTTCTTCAATGTCTGTTTCTATTTTCTTAAAGCCACCCATCAGATGAAATCCCGCATACTTTTATCAAGCTGCTCTATACGCATTTCTGCGTACCGGATGACTTTACGTAGGTCTGTTATCTCTGACCCAATACCGTCTTCACCCTCATAAATCTTATGACCAGCCCTCATAGAATATTTAATAATGTTACCAACATGAAATGGTAAGTCATTCTCCATGATGAATGTAATAGGTTCTATCTTATACCTTGTGTAGTGTGAAGGTCTGTTAACAATGTCTGACATTTTATGCCCTTTCTTTAAGTTCCTTATAGAGAAGAGAGTTATCTCTCTTTTAAAATCCGACCCCCGTGGTCGGATTCATAAAGTATTATAAGAGGTAATTACTATGACTAGAGAGGTTCATCCAAACAGCCTTAAGAATTTAGCACCTTCATTCACCAAAGACAATGCTCGTGAGATGCAATTAAAATCTGCGGCTTCCCGAAAGGCAGCTAGAGATGCGAGAGAAGCTTTGAAGATGAGTATGAAAGATTGGCGTCAGTACAAGGAAGATGTACTAGACCATGTTGATATGAACTCTCTCGATGTCTTGAAGATCCTCATGTTCAAAGCTTTAGATAAAGAAGATTTTGATACAGCTGGTGATCTAGCAGCAAAAGTTGCAGAGTATGAGCAACCTAAACTACAGCGCAGGGAACTCCAAATTGAGGAGATGGGTGCTGAGAGTTTGTCTGATGAAGAACTCGACAATAAGATACGAGCACTGCGGATAGTGTGAGGTTCTGCGAGAACCTGAAAGAAAATGCCTGTGCGCTTTGTCGGTTACCGAAAAAACAAGTAAGTGCGCTTTGTCGGTTAGTTAAAAAAACTATAAGAACCCAAAGATTCTCTGTGAGAGTCTCTGGGTTCTTTTTTTATTTCCATAGGAGTCCGTGGAATCCCTCTGTAGAGTCAAATGATTTTATAAG